ATTAACATCAGTAAAAGAAGCGGTAGTAGCTACAGCAGTTACTGATTGAGAGAATTGGTTCAAAGAGTATCCAAATCTACCAGCTCCATAAAGACCGCCTTGAGCGAGGTTACCAAAGTTAGCGCTTGGAGTACCGTAAATAGAGTTTCCGTCTACAAAAGGTGTTTTATTGTTACCGTACTGGAAGTCAAGATAGAATACAAGACCTGCAGGAAGGTTCATTGGTTGAACAGATACGAACTCTTTGGAAGCGATTTGGCCGAAGATCTTACGCACCAAAGGAAGCGCTACACCAGCCCATTGCTCACCAGTACCAGGGGTAAAGGTTGCGCCGCCAGCGTTAAGACCACCATTAGTAGCAGAAGATTCAACAACCAATTGCTTAGCTTGGTTTTCGAGGATAACCGCTACACTTGCGCGATCGCTCTCGTTAAGACCTTTAAGAAGGCCGGATTTTTGCCACTTAGCAGCAAGTTTGTTAGCAACACTATGTTGATCAAAGTGTGCTGTTTTTGCTGACTCGTTAAGTAGGCTTTGTACTAGATTTGCCATTGTTAAAATATTAATTTTTGTTTTTTTAAAGACCTGCTAATTTTTGCCACCTATTAACGAAAGGATCTGACTCGATTACGTTAGTGCGTGGTGATACGCCAGCTGGTTTTGAAGCGTATCCAAATGATTCATTGATTTGAGATTTCTTTTTAGCGTTCACTGACTCTTTAAGAATCTCGAATGTGTTTTTAACCTCTTTTACTGATGCTGCTTTATCAAAAGCTTTAACCACTTGAATCTTTTGTGACTCAGACAAAGATTTAGCTTTGAAGATTTTGTTCATATAAAGAAGCTTAGCGTTGAGAAGGTTAACTTCATTTAAAGATTGAGTAAGTTCAGCAATAGTTTGCTTAGCTTCATTCAATTCTTCTTGAACTTTACCTACTTTTTGAGAATAGGCGTGGTCTACTTTTTTGCTTGCACCTTTACCAGCTACACCGTAAGGTTCACTAAGTTTTCCGCCTTTTTTCTCTTCTAACGTATTTTCTTCTTCAAGTTCAGCTAAGATTTCGTCAAGAGAGAAAGACTCTTCTTGTACTTCTTCTTCGCCTTCAACTTCTTCTTCAGAAGCTTCGATGTCTTCTAGACCTTCTTCGTCATCAGCCATTTCGTCAGATGCCAATTCAGGATTTAGACCTTTAATCTTATCGATCAAGTCTTTAAGATCACCGAGAGAAACAGTAATTTCTTTTGTTTCTTCTGCGTCTTCGTTTCCTTCTGTGTCATCGAACTCAAGAGCGTCTTCGTCTTCAGTCTCAGTTTCTTCGGTTTCTTCTGCCTCTTCTAGATCTTCAGCTTCTTCAAGCTCTTCAGATTCTTCTTCAGAAAGTGCGTCAAGTTCAGCGAGAATTTCGTCAAGATCGCCTTCACCTAGAGTTTCCTCCATGCCGTCGTATCCTTCTTCCATTTCGTGATCCATTCCTTCTTCCACTTCTTCAGTTTCTTCTAGCTCTTCAACTTCATCGAGTTCTTCGGAGAGTTTCAGTCGAACCATTTCTTTGATTTGTGGTTCAAAAGCTTCTTGTAGTGCAGACTTTGCGTTCGCCATAGCAGACGCGCGTAAAGCTTTAGCATCAGCAATTGCTTGTTGGTAAATGTTTTCCATTTTTGTTTAAAATTTTTGATTTTTAATTGTCCATTGGTAGGAAAGTGGGACAATATATGAATTTTAGGTCTAGCTTCGCAATAGAACCGAAGCATTTTTATGGTAATAAATATCTGTATTTTTATATAAACTCACTTATTACCAAAAATAAAACTCAACCTTACGGGGTTGAGGTGGTTTCGCATCGGTCTAAGAATGCTACACCGCGTGGTCCTAAAGGTAGCACGCATTATCTTATACAACACTCGCCAGATACAGTACAAATGATCTCAGAGATCATCCGGTTCGCTTTGGAGTACTTATTTTCTTTATCTATAGTTCTATTAACTGACTCATTAAGTCCTGAGGTCGGCTTCATATACGCTCCATATGTAGATGGCTGAGAAACAAAGTCCCAACAGATCAAATCAAGATCGTCTTCTACTTGAACGAGGCCTTCACCGATAGGAGATACAGATCCAAGCGCTCTAGAAGAGATACCGACTGTGATATTATTCTTAAATAGCTCTTTAAGTATGTTTCCTGATGGTGTAGGTAGGATTTCGATGTTTCCATAGAGCTCTTTTCCTTCCCACCAAAGTTTAGTTATGTTATGGCTAACGTTTTTAAGATTAACTACGCTTGATTCAGGATGATCTAGTTCTCCTAGAGCTCTATTTTCAGCAATAGGACCTTGCATGTACTTCTCAACTTGAGTATGAAGTATATCGTAAGGATATATTCTACGATTAGCGTTAGGCTTGTCGCAAGCTTGTACCAAACCTGATACTATCATGTTTCCTACTGATGACTTTATGCTTTCGTTTATCCTTTTAGTTGGAATAAATGTTGCGTACTCTATGAGAAGTTGTTTAGTCATATTATTTTACTGTTACAGTTTTTAAAGAAGCCGCTGATCCGCCTTTTTGAGCTATTTTTTTCTTAAGAGTCTGAATCGTCTTATTGCCTTGTCCTGCTGGAACAGTGTCTATAACTTCTTCTCCGCCTGTAGTAGATGTGGCTTTTATCATATCTACAGCTTCTTTTTTCATCTTAAATTTCTCTAATAGTCCTTTAAGCTTCTTTAAAAGATCCTGAGTACTGCTTTTAGGATCTACAGTCATTCCGCCAAAGGTAGGATGGTTTTGTTTGTCCCAATTTGCCCACATTTGATCTCTTTCTGCTTTACTAATATCAGTTTGAGCTTGATTTGCTTTTTCTTTTGCTGCATCTAGTACATTAAGCGTGTAATCTTTTTCAGATCCATCTTCTAATTGTACTGTTACTATCGATCCATTACGCTGTTTAACTATGCCTGATCCATCTGGAGTCATACATTCATGACCTTTATAAAAATCAGTCCTTTCTTGAGGAGTCATTCCTCCGCCGCCAATAGTGCTATCGTTTTCTTTTAACTTATCTTTTTTTTTGAAAAAATTGATCATTTCATTAAGCACTGTCTCTTTTGTTTCGTGCTTCATGACGTCCTTAACTCCAGTAGGCTTTTTCTTGCTTCCTTTCATCTCTTTTACTCCTTTTGGCTTACCTTTTTTGTTTTCAGTCTTAGGAGTAGAAGTATTTTTCTTTTCGTCAGCGTGACCCTTAATCTTTTTCATCTCGTTATCTTTGTCAACGAAATTATCGCCTTTAACAGGCTTCATTGAGAGTCTTTTATCATCTTTTTCTATCTGCTTAGCATTAGCTAACTGAGTGTATCTGTAAGCTAGAGGATCTTTAGCCATTTTCTTAGCTACTTTCTCTCTAACTTTCTCGTAAGATATGTTATCTAGCGCTTTAAGCCTAGACATTTCATACTCTACGCTTCTTTTAAACTCATATGGATTCAATCTGTCTATGATTTGAGCTGTAGTAAGATCATGAGCTTCGTTCAAAGATTGTAAAGCGCTTTGATTCATATCATTAATCTTATTCCAATCATCGTGACTTACAGCAATCACATCTTCAGTTCCATCATCGTATTTAACACTATATGACTTATCACCGTTTTGTTCATATGTTTTAACGGTCTTTCCGTTAACAGTAAGATCGTCTTCATTTAATTCTGCATTGCTAGAATAAGCATCTCCTTCTTGATTAGGAGGTGCAGATCCGTGTTGCATCATTGCCATAGTATAGCCTTCGCTAATTAGTCCTTTGTTTTTTAAGATCTTAACTGCGTCTTCGTAAGAAGTCACATTAGTTACCCAAGGAAGATTAGCGTCTTTTCTTGCTTCAGTCAAGAAGGATTGTTTAGTAACTTTTCCTTTCTTGTGGTTCTCGTATAGTTTAGCTATTGTCATGCTAATAAATATTATGCTTTGCCTTGTCCACGATAGTTCTTTTCAGTTCTATCATGTTTGTTAAATGATTTTTGTGCTTTACCTTTTTTTCTTTTACCGAAACTAATCTTTGCACTTGTGCTTGAACCTTTAGCTTTTGCCATGACTATTTGTTTTTATTAATTTCTTTTGCCGCTTTTACTGCACTTTTATAGGCTTTTGATCCTTTTTTTGCAGGAGCTTTGCCTTTTGCTCTTTTAGCTCTGATGTTATGCCACAATCCTTTGGCTTTTTCTTCTGCTATTTCTTTGATTATGTCTATTAGTTTCATTATTTTTTATTTAGTATTGCAGTTCTTCTTTCGATTTCATCTTTATCCATGTAAGGATTAGTTTCAGGACCCCATTCGCCTTGACCTCGTAATTTGGCAATTGCTTTATCAACTTTATTTAGCATATCACCGTACTTATCAGCGATTGGTCCGCCTTCTGGCTCTGCTTCTTGTTCCATATCTCTTTCAATCTCAGCTTTCTTTTTAAGAAGCATGCTAATTTTGTCTTGATTTGGATTTGCTTTTTTAACTGATGGTTTTGGAGCATCTTTTTTAGCTCTCATTGCCATTGCTATAGGATCATTTGCGCCTCTTTTTGTTCCATAATATGCCGCATCGTCATCTCGTCTTCTTTTAAAATAATCGTTTTCTTGCGCTAAGGTTTTCATTTTTTTATAAACTTCAGCGATATCGTGCTTCATATTTTCCATCATCCTTGAACAAGAGTTGCATTCTACTTCTTGTAGATCGGTCTTTAGACCTTGTGCAAATTCAAGTATGGTATTTATTTCTTTTAGTTTCTTATTGACCATCTTTGTGGCCTCTTGAAACTGTTGTTTTTTACTTCTGACTTTGATTTCAGTCTTAAGTCCTTCTTTTATGGGTTCTTTTTCCATCTCTTTCCTTTTTTCTTTTCTTGCTTCTTTATTTCGCTATTTTGAAGTCTTAATTGATCATGAGGTATCATCATCCTTCTTGAAAAAGTAGAACCTCCACCTTTAGTTACATTAACAGCGACTAAATCATCGTCAAAAGAAATAACTTGACCGTAGCTTTTATCAGGCCACTTTCCTACGATCTCAACTTTATCTCCAATCTTGAATTCTTCTTTTTCTGTCTCTTCTCTTTCATTAATTCCAGCTGCGGCAGCGAATTCATCGTAGTCATGAGGATAAGGTTCGCTCATCCATCCTAAAAATCTTCTATAAAGATCAGGAGCTTTATCTTTTACATAAGCTAATAGCTTTTCTACCTTATCTTTGTCTTCTCTAGATATTATTTCATTGAATTGATCTTCGTTTAAATTCCAAAGATCTTTGTATATAAATCCACCTTTGTCTTTTGTGTGACCAGCTCTAAATCCTTTTACGTCTGTATATCCTGAGTTAGCATCTTCTTTAACTTTTTGTGTGTATCCGTACTTGTATTTTTTAGCAGGAACATCAAGACCTGGAAGGTAAGCTTCGCCACCACCAGTTACGGACATTTCTTCCATTTCTCCGACTATTTTGACATCATCAGCCATATTAAACTGGTTGCTGAATACAAAATCTTGAAAGTCTTCAAAATCTTCTAAACTTAAAGCGTAATATTCTCCTTTATAGTCGACTTTATCTTTAAAAGCCGCAAAAAACATATCATCTAACTTTTGATCTGTAATAGCGAAAACCACTTCATCAATGGTTTCGTTTTCTGACATTAATCTTCTGAAATCTGATTGTAAGCTACTCATTTGTCTCTATGTTTTTAATTTCATTGATCAAATCATAGTATTGAAGTAGTGTTGAGACTGTTTCGTCTTTTATAGTTTCGTTCTCGTGTATTGGTTTGATGAATTTTACTACTTCTTTTAGCTTTATAGAAGTAACTTGATCTTTTACAGAGCTAGACATCTCAACTAAAGTGGATTTTATTTCTGTAAGTCTTTTATTGAGATATACTTTTAGATTTTTTGTATCTGATATGTTGTTTATATATTCTTTAAGCACGTCTTTTTGCTCTTGAGACAGTCCAACATATTTCTTATTGAACTTTTCTACTAATATCTTGTAAGCAAGAAGTCTAATCTCCTTGTCTTGCTTCATAAACTCTTCTAGAATTTGAGCAGAAGCTGGTTTTTCTTTTACTTCTTCTCCACATATATGCTCAAGCATCGTTATCTTACTATCTAGAATCTGATTAACGTTAGTTGTGTTATTTTGAGATTCTAAAACGATATATATAGAAGCGTAAGACTTGTAATTGTCGATCTTTGCTTTAAAAAAGTTATCGAGATCGTAATTGTTTTTGATCTCTCTGATTAAGTTATACTTTTCTTTTTTTAACTTTTCGTAATCTAGTTTTTTGTACTGTTCTACGATAGTATTTATGAAAAGTTCTGCTTTTGATTCATTAAGCTTTTCTGTATTTATAAAAGAATTATATAGACTATATTCTTTAGCTAATTCAGTTTCAGTAAAGTACTTTTTAAGTATTTTTACAGCTCTAGAGTCCTTATTTTGCAAAAGATCAGCAGTCGTTTGTCTCACGAGAAGCTCGAAAAGTACGCCTGGGTTTCTAAATTTAGAGTGTTTTAGTGCCATGTTGGATATAAAAATTCCTGTTTATAAATATATAAGGCCTAGTCTAAATTATCAATGATGTTATCTTCATTTAAAACGTCTGGTTGTTCGTACAATTTCACTTTTCTTTTAGCAAATAGTTTTTCTAATGCTGTCTTATTTTGTAAGTATACACCGAGTGTACTTTCATTAGTTACTCCTAAAGAAAGATTCATTGAGTCTTCTCCTTTTTCTTCTTTTGACTTCATTCCTTTTTTGCCTAAAGGATCGCGTCCAAAAACATCTTGATCAGTTCCTATTATTGATTTATACTTCTGAGGACGACCTGGTATTTTTTTAGGTTCATTAGGATTCAATTCATTATATCCAGTTGGAACTTCCAAATTCATGTCTGCTTTGCCTCCATAAAGACTAGCTAATTGATGAGGAGTGCCGTACGCTTGACCTGAATCTGATGGATCATTTCCTTCTTCTTCGATTTGTTTATACCTAAATGCTCTTTTCTTGTCTTCTATGATCATGTCTTCTAACTCAGTGTACTGATCTTCGGAGAAATGGAAGATTTTATCATAAATAAAGTCTCTAGGTAGCAGTGAAGATTCCATTGCTTGATTTGCAAGATCAACTTTCTCTTTAAATAGTGCTACCCTTTCTTGATCGTAGATAATTGAAGGATTAGTAAGAGATATTGTAAAGTTGGCTGCTGATTCATTTGTATATCCGTTAGCATATAAATGAACAAGTCCAATTTTAGTAAGCTCTGATATGGCGATCTTTTGAATCCTTTCAACTGTTCTAGCGAATCTAATATCTTCAGCAGCTAGAGTAGCTTTACCTGTGAGATCTTTCTCATATCCCATGAAAGCTTTAGGTATCTTTAGAGCTGCAAAAAGTTTCTCTCTAAAATAAGTTACATCTTCAATTCCATTATATTCAAGACCTTTTGCAGTGTCTATTCTTGTAGTCTGATCGTTGCCTCGAACTGGAATAAAAAAGTCTTCGAGTAGGTTTTGTTGGTTGTACTTTAGATTGTACTGACCTGTGTTTGGATCGATAAGAGGAGTCTTTTTCATCTTATTGATCATTCTTTGCATGTAGTTTTCTACTTCTGTTGGAGGTATTGCACCTACGTTTACATAGAATATTCTACGCTCTGGAGCCCTTACGATACGATGAATCAACATAGCATCTTCTATAAGCACATACTGCTTAAATAGCTTACGCGCTGGCTCTAGATAAGATCTACCATAAGGTAAATAGTTGACGTCTCCAGTGAGCCTAAAGTGAGCCATTTCGTAGTTATCGAAGTATATTCCACTATCGTTTTCGTTAAAAGTATTTGAGTATCCAGCAGTGTTAGTTAACGCTGCGTTTGGATCGTACTTGAACCTAACTTCGCTTGGGTTTTTAGGATTATATCCTTCTTCTCTGACGATATTATAGGAAGAAAATGGAATTACATTATATACTCCGTAACCTTCTGCAATTTCCATCTTAACAAAGAAATCACCATACTTACACATGTTTCTAATCCAAGACCATAGATTGAACTCTACGTTAAGGATCGAATAGTATAGGTTATAAAGAAGCTTTTGAATGTTTTCGTCAGAAGATCTAATTTGCAACACTTCGCCTTGCTCGTTCTTTAGAGTAGCTTCATCAGCGATGATATCTAGTGCAGATGCTACGATTGCATCTGTGTCCATAGCATCATAATCAGCATAAATTTGAACCCTAGCTGAGCGATAGTTCTGTGCTAAGTTTAAGTTAACACCGTAAGCTGTTGAAGTAGTATATACTTTGTTGAATCTATCTATAAGAGAGTTAGTCTGAATGACACCCGATGTTTGTATTTTATCGGTATCAATGACTTTAAGCATACCACCTCCCTCATTACGTATAATTACGTCAGTGGAAAACAGTCGCCTTAACGCTGTAAATAAATTCTCTGGTGGTCTTTGTTGTTCTGCCATTTGTATTAATAATTATGTGAGTTTACAATAACCATCGCAAATCTTGAGTTTCTTGTCCATTTGGACCAGGAATATTCATCTGCCATGGATTACTATTGTACGCGCTATTGGCGTTATATAAATCGAATCCTGAATCTGTCTTTGTAAAGTTGTCTAAGCTATTTCTTAGTAAGCTATCTGCTTCTGTTTTATATCTTAAAGAAGTGTCTCTAAGGTACATTCCTATCGCAAAAGACATAACTAAGTCATCATTGTATCCATTCATTGCAGTACCAGAATCATTCTTCCAAATAAATACCCTAAGCTCTTCTATTAGTCTTAGCGACCTTATAATTACGAACTTATTCTCTACTAAATCTCTCATTTTGGCGATCACCAATGGCTTTGTACGACTTGTGGTAGAGAATCCAGGTACTAAAGCAGAGTTAGTGGCTTGATACTTGTCTAGATACTTTTGAAAGTCCATTCCTATCTCTGTTCGATAGCTATAGTGAACATTTTGATATCCACTTTCTACTACAGATTGAACTACGTCCCAACCAATACTTGCGTTTTCTATGACGAGCAATGCATTGTTGTATTCCATGGCTGCTGAAAGTAAAATCTGTGCGTACTCTCTTGTTCCTGGTTGAGATTTGTACTCAGCTACTTGTGTTATAGTTTCCATTTCAAAGACTTGGAAAGCTGAAAAGTCAGCTCCATCTCCTCTTGCTACGTCAGCAACAATCGTGTAGAATTTTCTAGGATCCGGATATTCCCAAATCCAATATCCTTTATCGAGACCGCGTCTTTCTATCGGTTCTTGTAGAGTATTTTCTTCATACCAATTGATTGCCTCTGGTGGAATTACCGTATTACCTGATGTTACGAAGTTACAATCACACTCTTGAGCCGCGCTTCTTACTCCAAGATCTTTGTCTTGTTGATCTCTCCAAGTTTGATCTCTTTCTGGATGAACTGTCCAAGGTAAAGATATAGGTAAAAAGCTATTCTCTTTCTTTTGTGCCTTAGTGTATATCTTGTGGAACCAGTTACCTACGCCATTAGGAGTAGATAAAGCTATAGCTCCACCACCAGTAGCCAATGTTTGTTGAGCAGAAGTAAAGATCTCTTCGATCCTGTCAATGAACGCAGCCTCGTCAATTACTAGTAAGGTTACGGCTTCAGAACGGGCTGCGTCTCCAGCTGCAGAAACAGCTTTAATCTGAGATCCATTATTTAATCTAAGACTTAATCTATTGTCTTCTGTAGCTGGTATTTTAAGCCAAGATGGTAAATTCTGATAAGCAAATCTTACCTTAGTTACCATATTTTTTGCAGTAGACTGAGTAGTCGCAATTACAAGAACGTTCTTATCTCTTTGAAATAGCATTAGCCATAAAGAATAAGCAGAAACAA